AGACGATGCCGCCGACCATGCCGCAGCCTTGCGAGTCGTTTCAGTTGCGGCGTTGCTTGTCGCGTCCTCACCAGGGTCACCAGTGTGAAGTTTGATGTACACCGTAGTTGGTGCAGTCCAAGCGGCACGACCAGTCAAGTGATCGAGAATCTTCAGTTCGGCATAGTTGGAAATCGACATCAGTTACCTCGCACGAAAGAATAGCAGAAGTGAGGGACGGGGCAGGGGAGGAAACCCCGCCCCCCACCAATCTGTTGCTCCTAACTAATTAGGAGTTTGCGCCGATGCTGGAGCACGACTCGACGCGACGCAGTGAAGCCTCGCGGAATCGGCCGTAGCCACCCAGCCAGTACCAGCCGATTGGCTGGAAGCGCATCAGGGTGTCGGTCACTGGACCGCGCACGACGCGTGGGAACGGACCGTTGCCGTCCACGATGCTGTGCGCCTTGGCCAGAGCCTGACGGCCCATGATGTGCGTGCAGTACACGTCGATGTTTCCTGCGGCGCCTGCGCCATCCGAGGCATCCTCGAACAACTTGGCACGCGGGGTCTCGATGAAACGCACACCTTCGAACGCTCCGACTTCACCGTTGTAGATGTTTGCCGGATCGCTGTACACGTGCGGGTCACGCCAAGAGGCAACGCCGGTCTCACGACGGAGATCGTACGAAACGTCGGGGTGAATGAACGCCATGTACATGCCGTTGAACGACACTGCGTTGGCCTTGCGGAGAGCAGCAACGATCTTGCGAACGTCGTTGGCCTCGATGATGTCCTCGGCCTGAATCGTGGTGCGCGAGGACGGGGTGGTTGAACCGCCACCTCCGTACACTACGTTCGTGCCACCGGCGAGGACGTCACGGATGACTGAGTCAACCGAGATACCGGCGTTGTAACCGACGATGTTGGCGGCTGCCGCATCCACGTCGAGGAACGAAGTTCCACGAAGTTTGGCGGTCGTCGAGACGGCGTTGCCGTACTCAGCCAACGTCACGGTCACTTGGCTGTCGCTCAGTGCGACTGCGGTGACATCCGATGTTTCGGTCAGGGTCGAGGTTGCCTCTGCGATGTCGTTGAACGTCGTGAAGGTAACTGCCGAACCTGGCATTGCCTGTGCGACCGGCATGACGTCTGCGACCGCGTCGAACAAAAGTTCGCTGCGGAGCGCAAAGTACGCAATCCGGTCAAATGCTGTCTGGTCTGTTGACAGACTTGACTGCTGTGTATAAGCCACTGTAATACCTGTGGTCTTTCCCCCACAGGGTCACTGTGGGCTAGATGTTTTCTGCTTGTTCTCTCATTTGAGCCAAGAGTTGCATCACTTCGTCTTGATTGCGTGTCGCGTTGATCTTTGAGGCCCAATCAACCTGTTGGTCATTGGTCTCTCCGGCCGACCCGGCTTTCTGCATTCTTGACCAAGCCTGCTTCTCAGACTCGTCAATCACATCTTGCGGCTTAGGAGCCTGGATGAGGCTTGCTTCTTCGGCTGCTTTCCTGATTGCTTCCGGTGTTACTTCGCCGTCATAACCTTTGACGAAGTACTTTGCCATTGGGGCGTTGAGGTCAACGCCTGCTTTGGTGAAAGCCATCTCGCGCTTCAAAGTCTCGAACTCCGCTGCCTGTTGACGGAGCAGTTTGTTTTCCTGCTCCACCTTTTTCAGGTGCGTGCGAACGGGGTCTTTGACTGCCGTTTCGCCAGTCTCGTCTTCATACTCTTCGTTGACGTTTGACATGACTCACTCCTTCTGCCCACTTCCGGTTGGAGGAACCGGAAGGCTGCTTTCACCCTTGTTGCTCTGGTCAGGTCGGGGTTTTCCTGACAACACAAATATACAGGCAGATTGTGCCTTTGTCAAGGGGTTACTGAGCGGTTCCCAATCCGGTCTCAATGGTGCCGGAAGTGGCTCCGGTTGTGCGGGCAAATTGTCCACCGCCCCTGAACTCAGCAAGCCTTCTTTGCTTGCGCTGTTCGAGTTTCTGTGAGGCCAACGGGTCATAGCCAAATGCTGCGCCAAGGCGTTCCTGTTCGGTAAATGCTTGCTCTCCGGTCATTTCTTGGTACAGTCCAGCCTGTTGGGTCAGGCCACCAAATGCCGTTGCGGCCTGTGTTGCCGTGTATCCGCGAGCAGCCAGGTCCTCTGCGCCAGTAGCGGTAAGTTGCATGCCGCCCTGCTCCTTACCGGCAGCAGCAATCTTTGCAGCCTCAGCCCTTCTCTTGAGAACCGACACGCTGGTCTTGGGGTCAAGGAAGTAGGCAGCAAGGTCCTTGCCCTCAACTTTATAGAGTTCACTCATTTGTGCTTTGGTGCCAGCGTCGGCCTCTGCCACCACGTTGTAGGCATTTGTCATCCGGTCGTACAGTTCAGCCGGGGAGACGTCACCGGCCAGCAGTTTCTCAAACACATCCTGGCTATTGAAGTACTCAAGCATTCCGCCACGACGGAGGACCTCGCGGTAGGTATTCTCCATTTCGACGTAGGAGGCTGGGGTGAGCATTGGTAGGCCCGCAGCCCTTCGGGCCTCATTGGCGGCAAAGCGCTTCTTGAACTCCGGGGTATTCCTAAGTTCGAAGAGAACCGCAGTTGAGTCGGTAATACCTTTTGCCATCAGGTCAGTAAGCATTCCCTCAAGATTGCTCAAGCCGTAGTCAGAAAGATAAGACTTGAGTTTTGCCCAGGCGTTTTCGTCAACCGCATCGGTGTCGGTATTCGTGTCTTGGTTGTCGTCTTGGTTGCCGCCGGTATAGTCAGATCGACCAAATGCCTCAATTTGACTCAATCGCCCAAGAGCGTCATCTGCTGAATAGATACCGGTACGAACACCCTCTAGCAGGGCATCAACTTCATCTTGCAGCGTTCCCGTAACAAAACTTCCCGCCACATCTGCTGCACCGGCCACTTCTTCCAAACGGGCAGCGTTTTGCTCGGCAAGTATTTCAGCGGGCGTTTTGGTGGGTGCGGCAGCCTTACGGACAGATGCTTCAAGAGCATCAAAATCCAAGTTGGAAAGATCGATATTTACATTGCTCATTAGATGTACTGTCCTAGTGCTCGCTCAAGAATGCCAATCATGTCGCTGGCTTGCTTTTTGCCCTGCCTTGTTTCGGACCACTTGTAGGTGGGGTCCTTCTTCAGCATGTACTCCCAGTCCTGGGCGGTCATGCTCAGGCCGTCGGCTCGTTTGTTCAACGCAACCCGAAACTTGGGGTCTGTGAACTTGATGTCATCGGGGTTCATTTCAAGTGTGGAAGCAGCGACGTTTCGGTATGGCTCGAACACGTCCTCAATCGTGTAGCCCTCATCGAACTGCTGGGAGAACTGGGGCATCATAATCTTTGCGTTGTCCCTGGCCTTCTTCAACAGCAGGTCTGCCGTGTAGTTGACACCGTTGTACGCTTGCCCAGTGAGGGCAGAGGTGATCTGGTCTTCAAGTCCCGGCGGGTTGTAGTTGTAGCGCTTCAGACCGTTACGCAGATTGGTGGCCTCGTCTGTTTCGCCAAGGGCAACTGGGCCACCAGCAACGGCAGTTCGATTGGCAATAATCGAGTACACGTAATACTTGGTCTGCGCAGCCGAAGCCTTGTTGCTTAGTCGGTATGTTGCAATATCGACCAGTTGGCGATCATCCAATTCCAGCGAGCCGTACTCCTGAAGCAAATTGACTTTCTCCGCCTCGATTTGTTCCCTCTTGTTGGCCTCCGGAGTAAGCGTCCATTGTCTTCTGCTTTCGGACACCTTGGTGTAGAAGTTTGTTGCCTGTACTTTGTTCTTCCAAACCTGCTGTCCTGCTTGGCTGGTCAAGTCATACTTGTCTGGGTTCTTGGCAAAATCCAAGAAGAGGTCAATGAGGTCATCGCCAAACTCTTGTCTGGCTGCTGTCTCGCCATCTGCCCCATCAACCAAATCCGAGAACGCCGGGAACTCCATCTTGAATCTTGAACGCCAATCTCCCGGCTTGCCACCCATGTACTTGTTGTCGTACTCGGTGCCCAACTTCTTGCGGTTTGCCGCAGTGTTCTTCAAACCCCTAGCAGTCAACTGCTCGGTGATGAATTGGTCTTTGGTCTGCTCTGCCATTACTGTCCCAACGCCTGGAATGCCAACTGGATTGCATTGCCCAATCCGTATACCGTTCTGGCTTGCGGGTCAGCCTTCTGTGCAAATGTCTCAGCAAGAACTGCGGTGTTTGGCATCTGCTGTCCCGCTCCATACGCTTGGCGTTCGCGAGCACGAATGAAGTTGGCGGCATCTGCCATCTCTGCTTTGGTTGGCATACGACCTAATTGCGACAAGAACACTTCGCGCGTGTATGCAGCAGCATCCTCATCAGAGGTAACGCGAATAATTGGACCGGCCTCTTTGTAGGTAGGCCAGTTGCTGATTACACCAATCATGTCTTGCCAGGGCCTTTGGGCGTTATTGGCAGTTTGCAGCAATGCGGCCCAAACCTTCTCGTCGGTTTGCGACCAGCCAACACCAGACATCATGGCTTCGCTTACCTCATTGTTGCCGTACCAGCCAACACGCTTCAACTCTTTGGATATCTGAATCCTTTGATCTGTTGTCAACTTGTTGAGTTCTCGCGCCACAACGTACGCATCGGTAAAGTCATACTGCTTTCCAGCAAGTCTTCCCTCGCTGTCATATAGCGCTGGTTGGGTAATGACGTTTAGTTGTTTCCGTACCCTTGCTCCCTTGGGGTATGGTTCTGCTCTGACGTTGAACAACTTTGCAAGATTCTCTTGTTCGGAAACGGAAAGAGACGGCGAGAAACCTTTGAAGGGGGTTCTGAACCCAAAGTCTTGTGCGGTGCTGTAAAAATCGCTGAAGTCGGCAATATCAGAACCACCACTCGGGGTCGTGTTTTGATTTGTCTCGCCAGCCATTACAAGTCAACCTCTTGGATTAGAAAACGCTGCCAGATTCTATCAAATTCGGGGTCCCTGGCCGCCAGACTCGACCCCAAGTTGAACAACTCGGTGCGCGAAGAAGCCGCTTTCTTGGCATTGAAACTCTTCAAATCATTGGCTTCCATGAGTTCTGTGCGCCTCTTCAGGTAAGTCTTAGCCAAGCGCGCAACACTGTTGTTGCTCACTCGCTTGTCGTCTACCAGTTTGTACAACTGGTCAATGTCGTTGGCTAGTTTGTTGGCCTCAAACTGTGCCCGCTTGTGGAATCCTGGGAGTTTTTCGTTCAGGTATTCGCGATAGGCACGCAGGGCATCACGCTGCTGATCGGTTGGGTTTGGCCCGAACATCTTTCTGG